AGATGAAAGTCGCTGTTGAGTACACAGCACCAAATGCCAGTAACAAAGAGAACAATTATGTGTTCTCATTTCAGAATCCTAAATTGGAGACTATCAAAACAGGCGCATGGGAGCTGGCCATGTATCCGCATTGTCCTATGAAGTTTGACAAGGCCGATATAGTCTATGTGTTCCTTATCAAATGGAAAAAGGCTGTATACCAGTGTGAGATTGTGAACAAGGATTTCAACGTTTTTATCTATGTACACAGCAAAACAACACCGATTAAAGACGACAATACAACGCTTATATATGATATAATTCCAACTGGCAGATGTAATTATTCATCTAACATCTTCAATCCACGGAATAAAATAGAACAGCTTATCAGGAATTTGATAGTTTCAGACAAAATCTTTTATCAGAATAATATGATAGGGGATTACGTGAATTCATTTCTGAACAGCTGTAAGGGGCTTTGAGCTTTAATGGAACTACAGTCTATTCAGGCTTTCATAGGCTCTTTAGGCTTTCCGGTTGTCTGTTGTCTCATTCAGTTTTACGTGATTCTGAAAATGAACAAGGTTCACGCTGAAACACTGGCTGAGCTTAAGCGGACAATAGACAACAATACCAGGAGCATTATAGATTTAAGCAATTCCCTGAAAGGAGTGAACGCAAATGGACAAGAAGCAGATAAATAAGGCGGTAAGGGATTATCTTGCCGCCACCGCAATGTCAATGTTCAGATATGAGGGACTGCCTGACAACGTTAGGCCGGAAGACCTTGAGAGAATGTTACTTGAGAATGGAGAACTGATTTTCACTAAATGGCGTGATGATTTCTACATTTTTCAGTTTACAGGCACTGGGAAGCAGAATTATTTAGGGGAGTGGGACGGTTACCAGGTGAACAATCCCTATATCAACTGTAACCACGTATTTACAGACAATGACGCCGTAAGAGTCCGCAATACTGATAACAGCGTTTCACTTTCCGGCATGCTTGATATGTACTCTGAACTGCTTTCTGAGTCCTATATCACGCTCAACATGTCCGATGTCAATGCCAGGCTGAGTTTCTTAATCTCTGCTGGGGACAACGCCACTAAAACCAGTGCTGAGCTTTTTCTGAAACAGGTTTACGAGGGGAAACAGGGGATCATAGGCTCACAGCCTTTGCTTGACTCTCTTTCCGTCAATCCGCTGGCAGATCATAAGGATTTTCAGTCAGTCATACAGCTGAATAAATTCTACTATTCGGACTTCTTCCAAAAGATAGGCCTGACAAACCTGTACAATAATGTTCATGACCGCATATCGGCCACTGAGACACAATTTACGGCTACCAGTATTTACCCCTTTGTGGATAACATGAAAAAGAACAGGGAAGCAGCCATTGAGAAGATTAATAAGCTTTTCGGCCTGAATGTGTCTGTTGAATTCACTTCTTCCTGGGATTACCGCATTATGAACGGTGAGAACCTGAGCGGTAAGGATTTCAAGGGCAGCATTGAGGAACAGGCCGGAAGACCTGAGGAGACCGAAAATGAAGACAATAAATGAAGTTATAGGGACGGCGGATTTATTCGCTGAGATTGAGCAGATTCATGAATTTGCCGCATTCAGGAACGTTGAGACAAGGGACTTAACAGCGTGGTTTCTTGCCTATCATGGAGACAGGCTTGTACAGCCTGGTATCAGTGATATGAGCGTTGCGCAGCTGGCTAAAATGATTGTGCATTTCAAAGCAGATGTTATTGAGACTCTGACTGAGCACGCCGCAAAGGTGTTTCAGGCTGTTCTCACTGACGGCAGTACAGTTACCACTCACACGCATGAGGGGACTACAGGACAGACACAGAAACAGCAGGTAGTACCAAATAACCTTACTGAGATGAGGGACAAAGCACAGATTAAGACAGACGGCAATAACTCATACACAGAGACGACCACCGTTAATAAGGAGCTTAATACAGATTACAAAAATGTTTTATTTACAAATGACTTGCTTTGTGATATATTTTCTGTAATAGCTAATGCTATTTCTCTGTATGTTTACATGTAAATAGGAGATTATTATGAAAGTTACACAGGTTGCAGAGTTAGTTAACAACATCACCAGTCAGGTTCTTGGCAAGTCCGCTGAGCTTACCGCTGAGAACCTTAAGGACGTTGTAGACGTTGGAACTGAACTCACTGATTCAAAGAACATCGATAATTACGTTAAGAGCCTCGCCGATCATATCGGCAAAATGATTTTTGTTGACCGCCCGTATGCTGGTTCTGCTCCGGCCGTCTTCTATGACGCCTGGGATTATGGCTCAATCCTTGAAAAGGTTAGTGCCGATATTCCGGCCGCTACTGAGAATGACAGCTGGGAGCTTACAGACGGTCAGACATACAGCCAGGACACGTTCCATAAGCCTGTTGTCTCTGCTAAATTCTTCAATAAGAAGATTACTTTTGAGTGTGAGCAGTCCTACACTGAGAGACAGGTTAAATCTGCTTTCTCTTCTGCTGAGGAGTATAACGCTTTTCTTACAATGCTCTTCAACTCTGTAGAGAAGAGCATGACCATTAAGATTGACGGCCTTGTATCCCGTACAATCAATAATATGATTGCTGAGACTGTACTCGCTGAGTTTCCCACTGTAACAGATGGGGACTATTCAGAGTCTGACAGCGTTAAAGCGGTCAACCTCCTTAAAAGATACAATACTACATTCGGGAAGACTCTCACCGCCGCCGCTTGCCGCTTTGATCCTGACTTCCTGAGATATGCTGCATTCGTCATTAAGTCCTACACTGATAAGATTAAGCGTATTTCCACTCTCTTCAATGTCGGACAGAAAGAGCGTTTTACCACCGCCGATAAGCAGATGCTCATTCTTCATTCGGATTTTGCCGCATGTGAGGACGTATATCTGACCAGTGATGTATACCATAACGAGATTGTGAAGATTCCGAATTACAGCACCGTTCCTTTTTGGCAGTCTTCCGGTACTGATTTCAGTGCTGATATCACCGGGGCTATCCACGTTAAGACTAACAGCAATAAGGACGTGTCCTTTAGTGGGATTGTCGGAGTGCTGTTTGACCATGACGCCCTGGGAGTTACCTGTACTGACAGGCGTGTAAATACCTATTACAACGCAAAGGCCGAGTTTTTCAATAACTTCTATAAGTATGATTCTTCATACTTCAACGACCTTAACGAGAACTTTGTTGTCTTCTTTGTTGCATAGGCCAGTACCAGGCTAACGAGCAAGGGGGGATTTAATCCCCCTTTTTTCTAGGAGATTCAGTCATGAACATTGAACTGTATAAATGTAAATCCCCTAAAAACAAGCTGAATAAGACACTTGAAAAGACTCTCACTGTTTCTGCTGAACTCTATGAGTATACACAGAACAGAAACCGCCTTTCATTCCGGTTTACTGTTTCAGACGTGGGAGAATTCAATTACATCTATATTCCCGATTTCAGGCGGTATTACTTTGTTGAATCCGTTTCAGTAGCTGAGAACGGCATGAATGTTTACGAGTGTGAATGTGATTACCTTATGACCTATAAAGACATTATATCCGGCCTTTCTATCAAATGCCGTGGGAGCACAAAGAAATTCATAAAGAATGATGTTACCATTGACCGTGAAGAAAGCAACGTATTAATCACACTTCATTGTGGGGGTTGATAAATGACTAATGTAACTATTTACGATGCAAACAGAATTCAGAATTGCATTCTTCAAATTAAGGACGGTTATAACCGTGATGTCACTCTTACATGGTCATCTGATAGACAAACCATTTCAACAGATATGGTTGTTGGACAATCATATTCCTTTACAGTTACCGCCAATGATGGTTATGTATTCAATAATCCTGTTAGGCTTAGACTGGGTAAATATGATAGTACTGGCATGAGTTTCACTATCCATGATGACAAAAAAACAGCAACTTTTTACGGTAGTACTGCTCAAGTTTATAAAATAAGTTATGACCATATAAGTATTGTTGCAAGTGCGGAAGAGTCAACCGAACCGCCAAAAGTTACAGAACATTATGAGCATTGCACATCAAATATTACAGGTCAAACCCTTGTTAGAAACCAAAGTTATCATATTGTTCTGACTGCCGAATCCGGCTATTACTTTAATGATGCCCCTGTACTCAATGCCAGGGGGAATACATATAATTTCACTATTTCCCCTGATACTCATACTGCTGCGCTTGATTATGTTGTAACCGGGGATTTCACTATCACGGCCACGGCCATTGATGAGACTGTTATACCGCCAAAAGTTACCGAAATTTTGGAGCATTGCACATCAAATATTACAGGTAGAACCCTTGTTAAAGGAGAAAGATATGACATTGTTCTTAGTGCTGATTCTGGCTATTACTTCGATAATGCTCCCACGATCAACGAGGGCGGATATATTTATGAGTTTAACATTTCTTCTGACAGTCATAGTGCTGCACTTAACAGCTATGTAGTAATAGGTGATTTCACTATCACCGCTACGGCTGTTTCAGAGAGTGGAGAGGATTCAGACTATACATTTTTCCGCATGTATTCCCCTGATGATAAATATCTTTCAAAATTTGCGGATAACATTGTCTATCAGATAGGCGGCGAGGGATTTAACGAATATGATTTAACTCCTTATATCTATGCTCTGTATGTTCTGCCGTTCAAGCTTTCAACGCTGGTAGAACTTAAGAACGTGCCAGGCATTGAGTTTAATAAATACACTTACAAGAAAGAAGTGCCATCTATTCTTAACTCTGACAGGATATTCACTATTGATTTCGGGAGCTTGAATTTTGAAAGAGCGTTTAATTCAGATTTTGACTTTGATTGTACAATACGGCTTGATGTTCCTTTCTTTGATAGTCTTGTTCTTAATCCTTATGATGTGATAGGGAGAAGCGTCCACGTTGTCGGATACGTAAACCTTTTCGACCGCACAATGAATCTCACTGTAACAGGTGAAGACGGTGATATCATCGCTGAGCAGAAGCGGCAGATAGGATACTCGATTCCCTATCTCTCACAGACCTATAAGTCAACCAGTACTTACAGCGATGAGATGAGTAACAGCCTGACAGGGATACAGGCCATTGAGACTTACGACTTTGAAATTAAGGAAGTATCCGAAATTTCAGGGTATGTAAAGGCCGATTTTGTAGAGCCTGAGGAAGCAGACTTCATAGGTGAGGACTGGGACAACATAAGGTCGATTCTTGAGAGTGGAGTTATTTACGGATAGTGGACATTGTCAACAGTTTGAAGTATAATAGATACAGTCTAGTTGTTATCTTCCATGTATAGACTCCTGTATTCTGTTACTCCTATACAGGTATTTTTGAGCGGTGTATGTGCACCGCTTTTTTTATTTTCAGAATCCGTAATTTAACATAATCTATATGTACCCGAAAACAGCTTTTTGGGTACACGTTCCACTGATATGTACCCGAAAACGGCTTTTCGGGTACACGTTATAACCTAATTATCACTATCAAAGCCTGGCAGAAATGCCGGGCTTTTTTCGTTTTCAGATACCGCAAATTGTCAGGTGAGGACTGTAAGCAAAAAGCGTGCCATATACAGGCATAAGCCAGGCAAGATGATTGTGAGTTTCCCCGTCTATAGTGGTTGATGTGTGTAAAGCGTGTACGGTGTGTAAAGTTTCATGTATAGAAGTGTGTATGAACCTGTTCAGATGTGTACGGGTATATAGAAACACAGGTGTAAGGAGGTGTGAGGGCGGTGTACGGTTTACCCAAGAATGTGTTGATTTTTTGTACCCCTCTTTTCCTGCACTTTTCTTTGGGCGTTGTTGGAAGT